TTTACAAGTTCAACGCGTTAATTAATACGATATGAAACAAATACTACCACTTGACATTTGGAGCGATGGCGATACAAAAACAGCCGTATGTATTAAACTTTACATTTCGTTTGATGATCTCGAGGCGCGGGCCGCTTTGGTTTACTCGCTATGTGACGTGGACGGCCGCGTTATTTATGACGGGCAAATAATATTCGAGGGCCAAACCTATTTAGACTGGGGCGCCAGCGGTGACAGTAATAACGAGGCGTATACGATAGCGGCGGGGCTTCTAAATATTACTCTCGTTTAATGGCTCAGCTCGAAACATATAAACCCGCTCTCGATGAATTCGGGGCCCGAGTAATTAAGCGGGCTCAGGCGAATTTGCGTAAAAAACGAAACATTCGGGGCCGTTCGGTTAATCGCATCGACACGGGAAACCTCAGTAGTAAATTAACTTGGGGATATTTTAAACGAGGCTCTCAAATTCTGCAATGGTTCGGGGTTCCGTTTAATGACGTGGAAACGCGCAATTACGCCGACGTAATAGAGAAAGGACGCCGCCCCGACGATAACCCGAAAACGTGGCCTCCTGTTTCGCCAATATATAATTGGATGAAACGGAAAAGCCTGTTTAATTCGGATAATGAGAAAACGAAACTATGGGAAGCGGCTCGAATGGCGAAGAGCATCGGGCGCCGTGGTATAGTGGGAATTTTTTACATGAGGGACGCTTTTCAAGATGAATTCAGAAAAAGCGGAAAGGAGTTCCGTATTATGTACCAAAAAGAAATATTTAAACAACTGAGGCTAAAAGCCGACAAATACATTAAATAAATGGCGCTATCGTTTGACGATTTTCCCTACAACCTAACCCCGCGAGGGCAAAAGGTTTTGTTTATAGTGAGCTCGACCAACTCGGGCCAACCTGGCTTTAAATTCGGGGTTGGCATAGTTGAGACCTCAACGGGAAAAACCTATTTCTTTTACTATTCGCCAGCGCTCGCCGATTCGAAACTCTATTTCGATTTGGCGCCGCTTGTGAATTTGCGAAATAGTGAGGCGGTTAATGACATCCATTCGGGCACTACTTCGGGCACGTATACGGAACCCATTGGGGACGGTTGGGAGGAGTACTCGTTTACGTTTTCGGAGTGGTGGTTAGTGAGTGGCGTATTAACTGAAAATACAGGGGTCACGGCTTCCGATAGTTGCAAAGTATTCAACGCCTATTATCAGCCTTCGAACGGTTATAAGCCCAACGCTAACACGGGTCAATCAGCCGTTAAATTTGCCATGAATAATACAAGCTCTTATTTATGGAGCGATCGTAAACAGAGCACCTATGTTTGGCCGTTGGCTGATACCTACGCGCCGACGGTTAACAATGGAATTTTTATTCCCGCGTGGCCTACCGATTACGGGTTAATTTATTGCCCAGGTACTACCGACCTCGCGGCCAACGCGGCGGCTAAATATCGAGTGAATTTTTATGACGGGGTTAATCCGACTCCAATTACTACCGTGCTCGATTTGGCGGGCGTTGAGGTTGAGGGAATACCTATTTACCCCGCAAACCTCGAGAATAATACGGACGGTTTGCCCATTCCCTCGGCTTATCCGAATTGGACTCATTACACCCTTGAAATTTTAAACAGCGCGGGCACGTTGGTTCGCTCTTATCCATACGTATTTTTTAACGCCGAGAAATTCGGGCTCGACGATTGCCGTTTCGACGTGGTTAGGCTTGCATGGGTTAGCTCTCGCATGGGTTACGATTATCAGAATTTTACCAAACGTTCGGAGAATAGTTACAACCTCGAGCGCCGCCAATGGCGACAAGTTTTACCAAATCAATATATAAGCAGTTCACGCCAGCTCACCGATCGTCAAAACGTAGTTACTAAGATTCTCACCATAACGAGCGATTGGTTACAGGAAGGGGAGTTCGAATTTTTGAAAAATTTAATTATTTCAAATCAGGTTCAAATAGTAAACGAGGACGGGACTCAGACGCCTGTTAGCGTGCAAGAAACTAACTATGTTTCGCGCAAAGAACGGACGGGCCGCCTTTATAACCTGACTTTAAAAATCGCCTATTCTCAAGAATATTGGAGTTAATACCATGAATGAGACGCAACTAGTAGTTTTAAATTTCGCCATTTCGCCGACCCTTACGAGCCAAGAAGCTTTATCGACGGACATAAATTCAGGCGATAATTTTTTTGTAACGGCCGTAGCAAATGCGAGCGAGCTTTATCCCGTTGGTTCCCGTGTGGAAATAGCTGACACCTCAGGCCCGACGCCGATTATTCTCGCGGTTCGTTTCGTTGAGAGTGTTGACGATTTAACGGGGACGGTTTATGTTACTGAGATATTTAACGCCGATATTTTAACTAAAGGCGTTGAAATCTTTGTTTACGGCAATATCGTTTCGGAGTTCTTTTTAGATTTATACGAAAACGAATCTATTTCCCAAAATTGGGCGTTTTCTGATTTAGGTTCGTTTGCTGTTCAAAGCCCTTTTACACGACAATTTCGGGTTCCAAATACTGCGAATAATAAAAACATTTTCGAGGCAATTAATAACCCTAATTTTTCGAAAATCGATAACTTTTTTTATTATCGTTTGCCCGCCCGTATTCGGGTCGACTCGATTCCCATCGTTAACGGCTACGTGAAACTCAATAAGGTGATTACTCAACGAGATTTAATAACGGACTACGAAATTACCTTTTATGGAAATACCTCAGACTTTGCGCGCGATGTAAACCAACGAAAGTTAGCGGATTTAGATTTAAGCGACCTCAACCCGTTTGTTACGTTTGCCAACGTTAACGCCGCCAGCTCGGGGACGTTCGATTACCTTTTCGCTTTTTGCGATCGCGGCCAAAATTGGAATAATGCTGGCGGGCGTTCATTGAGCGACCCAATTTACGCGGGCGATTTTACGCCGTGTTTACGTTGGGACGTTCTTTTCGATAGGATTATCAGCGGGGCGGGTTGGACTTATGAGGCTACTGATGTAATAAATACAATCGATAGCTATTGGATGCCGTTCTTAAACTCGAGAAACGTTCGCTATACTGCCAACCTTTCGGCTCAATATTATTTTTCGGCGTATCTCTCGAGCGATATAACATTGACTCCGAACGCTTTTAGCATTTTACAGCCAACAACGGAATCGGCCGACCCCGCTGGGCGTTATACCGCTGGCGCTACGTCGGCTTATTCGGCGCCTCTCTCGGGTGAATTTTCATTTACGTTTTGGGTTACTTATACCATTATCGGAAAAGCGACCGTTAACTCTCAGGCCGTGGGTAGTTTGCAGATTTACGCCGATAACATAACGAGCGGGGTTTCGGTTTTAATTACTGAGGTTACAATAAACCCAAACGCGGGCGCTGATTTAACGCTCAGCATAACGGGGAACGCTTTGGGGGTTATTACCGAAACAAACGACCAAATTAAACTCCGATTTAGATACGTTCAACAAACGGGTTTAATAGCGAATGAGGTTCGAATCGAATCGGGCCCAGCTAACTTAACGGGCACGGGTTGGAAATTAAACCAAATAACAACGGCGTTCGATGGCTTTCAATTAAACTTTGCGGCCAACGCGCCCGATATGCGGCAAATTGATTTTATAACGGACGTCGTTAAAATGCTCAATCTCGCAGTCGTTGAACATCCAACAATTGAAAAGCGATTAATTTTTAAAACGCTGAGCGAATACATAGGCAGCGGCCCGAGTTACGATTGGACTCAGAAACTAGATTTAAACAAGGACGTAACTATTTATTCGACGGTTGAGCAACAAAAAGCCGAACTATATTTTACTTATACCACGGGGGCCGACGCCGCTTCAAAGTTATTTCAAAACGCGGGGCGTACTTATGGAGATTTGCGAATCGATGGTTACACGGTTAACCCAGCTATTGAGGCGAGCGAATTTTTAACGGGCAAACAGGAAATAAAATTAGTCACCCAATCGACGCCAGCGCTCAACGTAGCCTCGACTCATATTCCTAAATTCATTGACGCGAATGGTTCTTTTATTGCACCTGGGCCTCGTTGCCTGTTTTATTCTCACACTATTAATCTACCTCAGGTTTTTAACGCGGGGAATTACATTCCATTTAACGCGCCGACGCTTTCTCATTATTCTGTTGAGGACCCAACTATCGCCGATTTCGATTTAAACTGGGCGCCTGAGGTTCCTTTGCACAATATCGAGGCTAACCCCTATTTTACTCTTTTTAATCTTTATTGGCGCGATTATCTGAATGAGATTTATTCGCCCGACGCTAGGGTTATGGAGGCTTATTTTATGCTCGAGGTGAGCGATATAACGCCCGTGGATTTTAGCGCGTTGATATTTATTAAGGACTCATATTGGCGAATTCTCGAGGTTTCGGATTACAAATACGGAACCCGCGAAACCACGAAAGTAAAATTATTGAAAGTGGTTACGCCGCTTCTCGACTGCGATGTGTTCCCCTCAACTATGGACGCCGACGGAATTGTAACTTTTAAGGATATAAACGGCGACCCCGCCGAAGCCTCCGCGGTTTGTTGTGTTCGGTATGGTTATGAGTGGGACCCCGTGAATGAGGTTTGTTATGGATTAGTAGCGCCCGACGAATTACTAGCGGAAATTACGCAAACAACCACCTATAATACAATCGTTGACAGAATCGCCAAACAAACGCGCTCAACGGTTCAAGGAACTAGCATAGCGAACGACGATAGTAATACCAATGTCGTTATTTCGGGGAATCAAATAACGGCCGCCGCTGGTAACCCTAACACGCTCGCAGTTGGTGACGCCCTCACACTCGCAACCGCTGACAAACGTGGGGTGGTTATGCTCGGGAAATCAGTTTACACAACGGAGCCAGGTTTACACCTCGGCGGCGGGTTCGTTACGGATAACCGTTTAAACACTATCGGCGCGAATCAATGGGGCGTTATAATGCTCAGCGGAAAAGATGGGTTAACGGTTTCGGGCGATCGCGTTTATTTATATACTGAGGGAATCCCTAACGAATGGCTCTCGATTCCTGACGATACAAGTTGGAATATTATCGGGAATTTGAATGTATTTAATGTAAGTACAAACGAGCATTATAGCGCGGTTTTCAATGTTTATATTGAGAAGCTCGCGGGGGTTGTAACCGCCAGCGCCATAACGGTTTTAAATTCAATAAATACTTTCGCTTCGTTAACTTTTACTATTAACGTTTCGACGGCCGTAGCGGGTCAACATCGTTTTAATTTAGTAAGTGGCGGCGGTGGTTTTCCATATACCTCAATTCAGGCGGCTTGCTCTCTCAATTACCAACAATTTAGAAAATGATAAATGTTAACCCAATTTCCCCCGTTTTAACCCTGTTACGAATGGGCGTTAAAACCTCTCAACCCTCCAAACTTTTAAAAGGTAAAAGGCTTTGGGTTTTCCGTTTATTTAAGTGGGGGGCCTTCGCTATTTGGTGGGGCTTTCTTATTTACTTACTAATAAATTGGCTCAATGGCTGAGGAAAGTTTAAAGGCTCAAGTTGTTTTAACCGTCGACGATTCGGGGGCGGTTCAAAGCGTCAATAATTTAGC